TTATACGAATCCCTGCCAACCCTCGAGTACGTCCCGCAGGTAGATCATTTCTGCGCCTTGAGACAAACGCGACCCCGGAGACCTGGTGGCAGTAGGCGTTCGCGGGGTCGCCGAGCGCGTATTGCGTTCTTCGGACATCATCAGCGACCACTCCCGTGCGATGGCGCAGGTCAGCGCCCAGTACCGCATGCCGCAGGGCTCGATGTCGTAATTTTCTGGTGTGAAGAATCGATGTCCCTGAAAACCAAAACCGGCCCAAGGGCCGGTCAGGTCTACGCGCTCGTAGGTGTCAAAGGTCATTGTTCAGTCCGCTTCCTGTGGAGTGACCGGCAGTAATCGTGGTGCCGGTAGTCCTGCGCTGACGCTGCGCAGCGTGAAGTAGCCCAGGCACAGGGCCACCACACCTGCGAACGCTGCGGTCATCAGCTGGCCGACGAAGATGCCCAGGGCGATTTCCCACCAAAGCCCATCTTGGTTGTTCTGCGGTCTGTAGCTCATACGGTCCCCAATGACGATGCTCCGGGATTGTAGGGGTGTAGGGGCACGCCCCTACGGATAACGCCTCACCCGCGCCGTGGACTTCGTGGCCCACGTGTACGCCGGACCACACGCGCTCTGTCGGCGAACCCCGCGCGATCCACCACTGATAACCGCATTTCACGCCTGCGCCGGAGTAGAGGGTCGGCAGGGATTCGTGTAAAACACAGCCAAAAGTGAGCTAACTTGCTGTCAGTAAAGGTTTCTTACTCGAATCCCTGCCGCCCCTCAGATCGTCCCTCCGACTGAGCCTGACTGAGGCAATAGCTCCATCAACCATGCGAGCTCCTCTTCGTTGAATGCCGGGAAATCATCCGCTGCCCCTGCGAAGGGGGCCGCATCTTGTTCCCACATCACGGTGCTGGACGCTGCCAGGTCGGCAGCGATGGGCGTACCAGGATCCGGGAGGCCGCCCCCGATCCTGGTACGCGGGCGTTTTACCCTCCAGCTGAGGGGCAAATGCAGCGCATCGCGCTGTTCGGGAACGCGCACCTCGAAAGATTGCTGTGTGGAGGGGCCGGTGACAGCACGATCCGATCGGGACCGTTTACGGCTGCTTGCCCGCGTCTGATCTCCCTCGTGCATTGGGCTGGGCGCATCAAGGTCACGCTCCAGCGAATCGGCGAATGCATGCAAAGACGCCTGATCCGGTGTTTGAGCTGAAGTAGGGGACGGTTTGGCCCTTTTCATCCCTGATGCCTGGAGGATACGGTCCCAACGCTGCGAGGCTGGGGGGAGCGTTCCGCAGCGGGCTTCGAATTCGGTGACGCCCACTCTGCGAAAGAGCTGTACCAACCCGTTCCTGCTCATCCCGAACTGCGTCATGGCCTCATCAAATGCGTACGCTGGGTGGGAGTGGCACTGGAAAAACTCCAGCACGCGAACCACTTGCGCGTAGTCGGCAACGCGATGGGACGTGCGTTCGGGAATACGGCGATTGATTCTTCTGATCAATTCCGGCGCGTGCGGCAATCCCTTTTTCACTGCATCCAGGGCAGGACGTCCGCCGAGGCAGGCCAAGGCGACGAGGTGGTCGTTGGTCAACGCGGCCAACGCCGGATCAGGGCGAGATAACTGGGCAACAATGCTCTCCAGCGCCTGCTTGCCACCATCGTGGCTGGCGATGGCCACCACCTGGTCCGGGGTCAGGCCATGGTCCTGGCACAGCACCGGCAACAGCCGCTGCACCGTCTCCAGCGCCTGCTTGCCGCCGCCATTGCTGGCGATGGCCACGACCTGGTCCGGGGTCAGGCCATGGTCCTGGCACAGCACCGGCAACAGCCGCTGCACCGTCTCCAGCGCCTGCTTGCCGCCAATATTGCTGGCGATGGCCACCACCTGGTCCGGGGTCAGGCCATGGTCCTGGCACAGCACCGGCAACAGCCGCTGCACCGTCTCCAGCGCCTGCTTGCCGCCAATATTGCTGGCGATGGCCACGACCTGGTCCGGGGTCAGGCCATGGTCCTGGCACAGCACCGGCAACAGCCGTTGCACCGTCTCCAGCGCCTGCTTGCCGCCGTTATTGCTGGCGATGGTCACCACCTGGTCCGTGGTCAGGCCATGGGCCTGGCACAGCACCGGCAACAGCCGCTGCACCGTCTCCAGCGCCTGCTTGCCGCCGTTATTGTTGGCGATGGCCACCACCTGGTCCGGGATCAGGCCATGGTCCTGGCACAGCACCGGCAACAGCCGCTGCACCGTCTCCAGCGCCTGCTTGCCGCCGTTATTGCTGGCGATGGCCACCACCTGGTCCGGGGTCAGGCCATGGTCCTGGCACAGCACCGGCAACAGCCGCTGCACCGTCTCCAGCGCCTGCTTGCCGCCGCCATGGCTGGCGATGGCCACCACCTGGTCCAGGGTCAGGCCATGGGCCTGGCACAGCACCGGCAACAGCCGCTGCACCGTCTCCAGCGCCTGCTTGCCGCCACTATTGCTGGCGATGGCCACCACCTGGTCCGGGGTCAGGCCATGGTCCTGGCACAGCACCGGCAACAGCCGCTGCACCGTCTCCAGCGCCTGCTTGCCGCCATCGTGGCTGGCGATGGCCACCACCTGCGCCGGGGTCAGGCCGTGGTCCTGGCACAGCACCGGCAACAGCCGCTGCACCGTCTCCAGCGCCTGCTTGCCGCCAATATTGCTGGCGATGGCCACCACCTGGTCCGGGGTCAGGGCATGGGTCTGGCACAGCACCGGCAACAGCCGCTGCACCGTCTCCAGCGCCTGCTTGCCGCCAATATTGCTGGCGATGGCCACGACCTGGTCCGGGGTCAGGCCATGGTCCTGGCACAGCACCGGCAACAGCCGTTGCACCGTCTCCAGCGCCTGCTTGCCGCCAATATTGCTGGCGATGGCCACCACTTGGTCCGGGGTCAGGCCATGGTCCTGGCACAGCACCGGCAACAGCCGCTGCACCGTCTCCAGCGCCTGCTTGCCGCCGTTATTGCTGGCGATGGCCACCACCTGCGCCGGGGTCAGGCCATGGGCCTGGCACAGCACCGGCAACAGCCGCTGCACCGTCTCCAGTGCCTGCTTGCCGCCGTTATTGTTGGCGATGGCCACCACCTGGTCCGGGGTCAGGCCATGGGCCTGGCACAGCACCGGCAACAGCCGCTGCACCGTCTCCAGCGCCTGCTTGCCGCCAATATTGCTGGCGATGGCCACCACTTGGTCCGGGGTCAGGTTCAGGGGGGCACCCGTCAGTGCATTGCGCCATGCATGCACTGCCTCCACTGCGGTCACGCCGCCACGTTTTGCAATCTTGAGAAGTTGGCCTGTGTCCAACTGTAACGGCGGACCTCTCAACTCCCCCGCCTTCGTGAGCAAGGCCTCCAGGGCGCGTGCGCCGGACCACTGTTTGCCGACGCCAACGATGTCTTCGTGTGTCGCCTCTGGCAACGCCGTGATTATGTGCTGATACTTGACAGCGACGGTCCCTAACGCTGCCGGGTGTTGGCTGAGCGCAACGATGTGCGCGTGTGTAAACCCATGGCCCACCAGTGCCTCGTGGTGCTGCGCCACTGTCGAACGCACCTTCGGTTTGATCTTCTCTTGCTGCTGCTGACTGTAGCCGAGCGTGCGTAGATCCACCTGCGCGGCCGGCGAAGCGTCGGAGGGTTGCGCCGCACGCCGTCGCGGGGCCGGCTTGGCGCGCGGCGGCCGCGCGGCAGTGACAGCGACACGCACGGTGGGTGGCGGGTCATCGGCTGCACGCAGACCCGATTGCATCTCATCCCACTCTGCTGGGGCAGCCGCTGTATGCGGCGTGCCGACGGCAGGCATCGAATCAAGAAGCGATGTATCGACTTGACGGAGCAGATCGCTGAAGCTGCCCGCCGGGAACGCAGGCGAGGGCGCAGGGGGAGATGGCAGCCGGGTCCGGGACATCGTCCGCCGAGCGGGCAAGCCATCCAGGGGGCCGCCAGCAGGCGGAGCCCCCCCCCGATCTGCAGTCGGCTGAACCCTATCCGGTTGGGGTCCGGGCAGAAGCTCGCGGGCAGGACTTGGCGTACGCGAACGAATGGGATCCATCAGGCATACCTCTTTACATGGTCGCCTCCAGACTAGCGGTCTGTGGTCCCTACATAGCTTCCGAGGCCGCATGGCAGTACACAACTTCGGGTGATCCTGGCAACCCTCGACGACCAGGGTGAGGCGCAGACATGAAGGCGATCCCGGACCCGCATGGAGGATCGGCAGAGGGTTGTGAGAAATTTCTGTGCTGACAGCGAGTTAACCCACTTTTGGCTGTTTTTTACACGAATCCCTGCCAACCCTCTAGAACATCTCGATCTCGATCTCGATCTCGATCTCGGCGCGTGCGCCGTGGAGACATCTCCTGCTGAACGGGCACTAGACCTTCCAGAGTAACGGCAACTTGATCGATCTGGGTGCGCTCGTGGCGGGGTTGGAATTGGGGTGAGGGGGGGCGGAATTTTCCGGGGTTCCGGCTTACATCCCCCAAAAGTGAGTTGACTCGCTGTCAGTGAAGGTCTTTGACACGAATCCCCGCCGCCCCTTAATCCTGCCGGGCACGATGGCGCCAGCCGGGCGGCTGACGCCATCGTCCGGCTCAACGGGCCTCGATTGCCCCCAGGTCCGGTGCAAGCCCGTTGAAGGGCTCACCGGTATCGGCGCCGGCGTCGATCAACGCGCTGCCCGGTGCCAGGGTGGCGAAGGTGATGATGGGTAGGTCGCCGTTGGCCTGGCGCGGACGCATGAGCTGGCTCTCGTCCAGGCTGACGAAATCGCCCGCACTGACCACAAGGAGAAGATTGAACGAATTGCGGCCGATATCGTTCTCGCTCGCAGACCCCAGGTTGATCATTTCGATGCGCGTTCCGAATCCCAGGTTATTGGCCAGATGGTGGTCGTATCCCGGCACGTCAGTGAGGTTGTTGCTCAGGGTGGACTGCATGTCGTAGTTGGCGCGGCCGTTCTTGATCGATGTGTTGCTGATCCACTCCTGCCCACCTATGTGGTGATTGGCGTAGAGGCCGTTGGATCGATTGCCCACTGCCGGATTGAACTGCACGATATGGCGCGGCACCGGCTTGGGATAATCGCTTCCGTTGCGGCCGTAGCCGCCTGCCTTGAAGCCTGCGCCATTGCCCAGCGGGGTGAATGCGCTGTGTACCCGTTGTAGAACGACCAGTTGTGTTGCAGGGTGACTGCGGCAGCGGCATTGATCAGGTCGAAGGGCGGTCTCAAGAGTCAAGTGCAACACCTCGAGAGACCTGCTGTTAGCGCAACGTATGGACGGACAGCCCAGCAGGCCATTGATTGTGCAAAAGTTACGTGAGCCAGTGTTTTGAGAGAAAACGCGGGTCTGCAGTGGAGAAAAGTGTTGCACTTGGAACTTGAGTCGGCCTTCCCTCGAGCGTTGCTCGCTTGATGTCTACGCCACCTGGCAGGCCCAGGGTGGGGCGCAACGAGCCATGCCCGTGCGGCAGTGGCAAGAAGGCCAAGCAATGCCATCCGGAGTGGACCTAAATCCTGACGCGTCACGAAATGCCGGGGATGCCCTATGAAGCGCCAATGGCGCATGGATGCGCCGCTCTGCACTTAGCGGCTGGAGCCGCGCAAGAGTGCGGGCCAGCGTCGGGCAGCCACCCGACCGCTGACCCGTTTTTCACTGCCTATCAGGGCAATTCTTGCCGGTGGCAGCAACCACCGGCAACACTCAGGGCCGCGTTGGAGGCGGCACGCATATGAAACCACAGAACCAGACTGAACATAATATACAGACTACGCGCGTTTCCGATTTCGGTTCAGCCGATTTAGCTTTCGCAATCAATGGGTTAGAAGCTAATCCCACTGCGCATAAAATTGTTGCGGCTGTCATACCCAATCGCTTGTAAAGCTTTGCCCATTCGCGCCCTAGCTCTCCCTGATCTTGCTCTGAATGGATCAGCAGCAGCCATGGCCCTGGGTCTTGTCCCGCTATTCGTGCGAGTTGCTGTATGCGCTCGTCTGGTATCGGTTTGTTCCCAAGCTTCCACTGGCTGAGCGCACCACTCGATATCCCCATCTGCTCGGCAAGCCCTCGCAAACTACCCCTTAACGAACGCTGAATGGCTAGTTCAACCAGCGTATCTACGTGCATTTTCGCTCTCCGAAAGGTATGCATTGCATACCAAATAGGATACGCTGCAAGTGCATTCCGAAGGGTATGCAGCCCGCCCCCGGTCCCGCCCGGTGCCGGCGTGGCGGGATCTACCGGGCACCGGGCAGGGGAGCACTACCATGGAATTTCAGGTTCAGTACCGCGACGGTCGCCGCTGGGTGGTCCTCGCGTCGCATCCGACCCGTAATGCAGCGCGTGACGATGCCGCTGCTCGCATTGCCTTTTTGGTCGCCGATGGTTGCAAGTATTGCGATTTAGTCCGCGATTTCCGCGTTCGTGGTGTCACCGTCGCGGAGGCCGCCTAATGGCACTGTCGACTGACACAAACGCACTTGCATTGCTCAGCGCTTCCTCGCTGACAGTTGGCTTCGGCCTTCTTCGCGTAGTCATCTGGATTCTTGACCATCGCGCCGATGCCTTACTTCGCGCGCACCGCGAACAGGTTTTCATCATCGAAAGCTACGTTTCCCTGGTCGCCAACGCGAAGCGCGAGGTTCGACATGCATAACCTCGACTGGTCCCAGTTCACGGTCTTTGATCATCTCATTGCGTGCTTGATGATCGCCGGGTTCGTCCTCTTCGCTGTTTTCGTACCCCTCGCATTGGTCTCGGCATTTGTCACCTTCGTTCGTGAGTGTGACCTGTGAGGCCGCTTCTCGCCCTTTGCCTACCCTTTTCACCGGTCGCAGCCTGCAATCAGACTGGTGCAGGCCCGGCGGAACCGGGTGGCCCGAGCAGTAACACGGGCCAAAAGTCTCAGACCCTCGAAGGTCTCTCGAAGCCGATTATCGATTTCTGCACTTTGGTTTTTGACACCGACAAGGCGATCAAGCTGCTCAAGCGCATGAACGGCCAGCAGATCGTCGCCTACGTCTTCGGGACATCTGGGAGCATCGTTGCTGGCCCCCTGCAGGAGCGGTTGTGGAACTTCAAGTACCAGCGCAGCGCCACGCTGATCGATGAAACCTCAAGCGTGTGTGGTCGTATTGGTGTCGCTGATACTGGCGAGGTCTGCATCAGCCTGACAGGGCAGGGCTGTAGCCAGGTTCCCAGTTGGCCGTATGTAGAGCGCATTGCCCAGGACCTCGGCGCACATTTGACCCGTGTCGATATCGCCATCGATGACCACGCTGGCAAGTGGTTCGATGTGCAGCAGTTCCGCGACGCCTACCACGATGGCGCCTTCACCATGAACGGCCGACCGCCTCACGCCAAGCACATCAGCGACGAGGGCAACGCCAAGGGTTGCAGCTTCTACGTTGGCCAGAAGGGTCACAAAGAGCTGTGCATTTACGAGAAGGGCAAGCAGCTCGGCGACCCTGACAGCGACTGGACACGCTGTGAATTGCGTCTGTACGCCAAGCGCATCGATCTGCCGCTGGGCGCTCTGGTCGATCCGGGTAAGTACTTCGCGGGTGCGTACACGGTGCTTGCCGACCTTGTCATCGGCGAACTGACGCGCCTGCAGCTCAAGGAGCGCATGGTCAATCCGTCCGTCAAAGCCATGGTCGATTTCATCGACACCCAGGCGGGCAGTGCCCTGCGTGTTCTGTGGAACGCGCTCAACACGCGCAGCCACGAATATGCGGTTGCCGTGCTGGATCGATATCTCACGCACGACGGTGTACCGGGGCGTTTCAAGAACCTGCAACAGCTCGATCTGGAGATACGGATCTCCAACCAGTTGGATGAGCTGTTCCCGGAGTGCGCCGACTGAAATTCGCTGCGCGTCGTTATGGCCACCGACGTGGGTAACAGCAAATGTGGTCAAGAGAATCTCCCGGATCGTCGGGATCAATCAAACCTAAAAAGGGTTACACCATGAGCGCAATCAAGGTCACAGTGTTGAATAGCGAAGTCGATGAGCGTGGCGGCACGTTCGAAGATGACAAGGGCAAGGAGCGCAGCTACACCACGCGCAAGCAGAAATGCCGCCTTGAGGTGGATGGGTTCGTGTATCCCTACGAGGCACGGTTGGAAGACGGTCAGAACCCGTTCGCACCTGGTGAATACGAGTTGGATGTTGCCGGCATGCTGCAAGTCAACAAGGGCAACATCGCGCTGGGCAAGTTCGCCAAGCTCAAGCCCCGGCAGCCATCTTCCCCGCGCGCGGCGGCTTAAGTCATGGCCGTGTGCGTATCGCTGCAAGCAGATGGCACGTTGAACCGCGCTGACAAAGCCAACATCGCCTTGGGCAAGTTTGCCAAGCTGAAGCCCAAGTCCGCGCAGCGCCAGGCAGCGTAATGCATGTCTACGCCTGAGCCGCTCTACGTCGTCGGTTGCGCTGCGCAAAACATGCAGCAGGACGGTACGTGTTCGGTTCCTGTGTGGATGCCGTACCACCAGCCAGTTCTTCCGCCCCTGGATCTGGCCGATGGAACTATTGTCGCGTTTGCCATCATTTCGATGTGGGCGATAGGGGTTAAAGCGCGTCTCGTATTCCGCGCGGCGCGTGTAGGGGTCTACTGATATGGAGAGAGAGTTATGAAGAACGTTGTCAATGCTGCACGTCGTTTTGCTTCCACCACCACCGCCAAGGTCGGTGCTGGTGCGTCCACGCTGCTCGCATCGGGTGCCGCATTCGCGGCCGATTCTGCATCGCCCGGTGCTGCCATTGCCGGCGAGTTGTCCGGTGGCAAGACCGATATGGGGTTGGTCATCGCCGCCTGCGCCATCCTCATTGGTGTCGCGATTGTGTGGGCTTACATCAAGCGCGTGAAGTAAGCGCCGGGTCGTGTTGTATCACAAGGGGCGCGCGGAAACGTTCGCCCCTTTTTTCTAGGTGAAAGGGGGGAGTTATGGGTTACTTCGTACTGATTGGATTGCTCGGCTGCGCTTGGCTCGCATTCGAGGGCATGTGATGCGCTGGCTCGCGCGCGTGTTTGCATCTGCAGTCGCTCGGCGCTGTGCTTACGTCATCGTTGCATTCTTGTTCGCTGCGCTCGGCGTGGACAATGCGCGTGCGGAGGACGTTCCACCTTGTACCGCGACTAGCAGTCCGCTTTGTTCGCAAGGTCAGGCGTATTCCTTGGCTGCTGCTGATGCTAGCGCTGATCGGTATTGCACGACAGTTGGTTCATGGTCCATGCTGAGCTATCAGGTTTACTTGGATGGCGGAAATCGCTACGGCGTTGAGGTGCGTTGTCGACGAAAAGAGGATAGTTTCGAGACAGGCTTTCGTAATAGCCGGCGTTGGATGTTCGACCCGTCCAAGACATGCCAGGCGAGTCCATCAGCAATCACACAGTTTCTTCCGCTTAATGGCTCTAGCCAATGCTGGAACGGTTGCGAAGTGAAGTACCGCCAGAACGGTGACGATGAGACCAGCACTCGCAGTCCTACTGGTGCGCTGTGCGACCCTGACTACAAAAAAAATTGCCCTGTAGGTACGTTCTGGAATGGTTACATGGGTGTGTGTCAGCCCATCGAGCCAAGTTGCCCCGAAGGTCAGGTGAAGCAAGACGGTGTATGCAAGCCTGAGAACAAATGCCCACAAGGCATGATTGCTGTGCAAGCGTCAACGCCTGGTGCAGTCGCGCAGGGATCGCTTTATTGCGCACCTGAAAAAGAGGAATGCCCGCCAGGCACCATCATGTCGCCTGCCGGCAAATGCCTGCCAGGGGAGGGTCAGTGCGCGAAGGGTGAAGCACCCGGCAAGGATGGCACCTGCAAACAAGACAAGGATGGTGACGGCAAGGGTGATGAGGACGGCGGCGACGATGGCGGCAAAGGCGAAAAAGACGAAGCATCTGGTGGTGATGATTGCGAGACACCGCCCAGCTGTAGTGGCAATGCCATTCAATGTATACAGGTGAAAATTCAGTGGCGCATCGACTGCAATACGCGGCGCAGTCAGAACATCAGCGGCGGTAGTTGCGATGCTGTACCTGTATGCACCGGTAATGCCTGCGATGCGATGGAATACGCGCAGTTGATGCAGCAGTGGCGCTCAACGTGTGCACTCGAAAAGCTCGCCAAGGGTACCAACGCAAGCGGTAGTTCAACTGACAAGAATGGTAACGGCGTTGCCGATGCTCTTGAGGGCAGCGGCAATGTCACCGATCCAGGTGATGGAAAATCTGATATTGATGGCGCAAAGAAATTCGGTATCGGCGTGTCAACATCGAAGCTTGATACCGAAAACATTTTTGGCAATTCGTCATGCCCGCAGCCGCCAAGTTTTACCATCAAGGGCACTACGATCAATGGCGCTGATTTCCCATATTTCTGTCAGGCCGCTGCGATCTTGCGCGCCCTGATTCTGATGTATGGCGCATATCTGGCAATCCGAATTTTAATGGGCTGGGGGTTCTGACATGGGCATGGTCTGGGAGTGGATCACTAAGGGTGTTCTCTTTTTGCTTGGCAAGCTGAAGGATGTTGCTGCAGGAATTGTCGGCAAGATCCTCGGTACGTTTGGTTTGACGCTTGTGTCATTTGAGGCCGTTCTTCCGAGGCTGAAAGAATTCATCACGACCAACATCTCTGGCCTTGATGGTCCCGCAGGTCAGATGCTTGGTTACCTTGGCATCGGTACAGCGATGTCTATGGTGCTCTCTGCGCTCACGGTGCGCATGGCGTGGAAAGTCTTCCTCGTACCCAAAAGCGTGGCTGATACCTTGGGAGCGAACCAATGATCTATTGGTTCACGGGTCAGCCTGGTCATGGCAAGACGCTGCATGCCATCGAAAAATTGCTTGAGTACAAGGATCAGGGCCGCATGACGTTTGCGTGCAATATCCGCGAATTCGACTACGTAAAAACGGGCGTTCTTGAGATGACGCCACAGCAGTTCTGCGACTGGCCTAATTTTTTGCCCGATGGCGCTGTCGCCTTGGTCGATGAAGCCTACGAACACAGCATGTTGCCTAAGCGCCCCCCTGGTTCCAGGGTGCCGCATCACGTCGAGCAACTTGCAAAGCATCGGCATCGCGGTCTTGATTTCATCTTCGTTAGCCAATCGCCTGACAAGCAATGCGATCAGTTCGTGCATGATCTGATCGAACGCCATGTACATGTGCGTCGTCGTTTTGGTACCCAGTTCGTGCACTTGCGCGAATTTGATCGATTTGAGTCTCGCCCAGAGAAGGCTAACCCGCTCATTGTCAGGCGCAAGAAGCTGCCCACGCGTCCCATGGGCACCTACAAGTCAACCGAGCTTGACACCACTGAGCGAAAGATTCCTTGGTACTACATTGCGCTGCCTATCTTCTTGGTGGCGGCAATTGTGATGATGTATGTCGCGTTTGGCAGGATGGGAAACAGACTAGGTGGCGAGGCGATAACGCCAGAGACAAACGCCGCGCAGTCGCAAGCTGTCCCACGCGACGGAGCGTCAGCGACGGCGCGCGGGACAGCGCAGCCCGCCAAGGCGATGACTTCTGCCGAATACGCCAAGCGATTCTTGCCGCGTATCCCGTCCGAGCCGTGGAGCGCACCCGCATATGACGACAAGTTGTCGCTTCCGAGTGAGCCGCCGCGGTTGTTTTGCATGTCTTCGCTCACTGGTAACAACGCCAGCGGTGACCGTATCGGCCCCACTTGTACATGTCTGACAGAGCAGGGCACGCAGTATGTGCTGGATCAGCAAACATGCCGCTATATCGCCCGGCGCGGCCAGTACGAGCCATATCGCGCACGCCGCGATGATCGCTATGTTGATGGCCCAACACAGATTGATCGTGGTCTAGATAGCATCGCCGAGCGAGGGCATGGCGTCACAAGCATTGATCGTGGTAACCGTCATCAGGGCACGTTCCCCGAGTCTCCCGGCTACACCACGTCCACTAGCGTGCCGTCCACAGGCATTCAGCTATGAACAGCATCGACCACCCTGGCCCATTTGCGTCTCCCTGTCCTAGTCCTTCTGGCCATGACGCTTCTGTGTCTCTACAACGGCAATGCCTGGGCACTCCTTGCGATTCCTCTCATCGAGGATGGGCATCGCAATTGGAAGCTTCCCCGCTTCCGGTGGGCGTTTTATGCCTATTACGTCGCGCACCTGGCCGTTTTCTGCCTTCTCAAAGAAAATTTGCTATCCTGAAACCGCTACAGCAATTCAGGGCGCTTAACATTTATCGCAACGGAAAGCAATAATGCAAGAATCATGCCATTTATAAAATGTTCATATTTAGTTTTGATTATGTTCATATTTTCGCCAAATGCTGACGCTCAGCAGGTTCATAAGTGCAGGGAGCGCGGCCAGGTCGTCTATCAATCCGCGCCGTGTGCTGCCGGCCCTGCTGAAAAGGTTTGGGCGGCCACGCCGGTCGCTGAGCCAACCAACGCCGAACTTTGGCGGCGCTATCGCATTCAGAAACAGCTAGATCGGCGTTATGCAGCTGATCGCGCTTCCGCTTCTGCTGCCTATGTCTCCGGATCTTCATCCGGCAGTGCATGCGAATCTGCAAAGCGTAGCCGTGCCACTGTCTATGAGGCTGCCGGGGTTCATCGAGATTTTGCTTTGTCTAGCCAGTGGGACAACGCTGTGCAAGACGCCTGCAAGTAATCGGGGTGTAGGGGCAGCGCCCCTACGGATAACGCCTCACCCGCGCCGTTGGCGTCTGCGCCCGCGTCCAGTTCGGCCAACTGGTGGCTCCCAGCCCCCGAGCCATCCACTACTGCAGACCGCTTTTCGCGCCTGCGCCGCAGCACATCCCGCAGGTAGATCACGTTGTCGTCTGCAGAAATCCGCGACCCCGGAGACCTTGTGGCAGTAGGCGTTCGCGGGTTCGCCGAGCGCGCATTGCGTTCTTCGGACATAATTCTGACGCGTCATGAAATATCCGTTTCGTGTCGTTGACAGCCCCTGCGGGGCGCAGTCACAGGGGCGCGGCTTTGCGCCTGGATCTGTCAGTTCGCATGTAGCCGGGGTGTAGGGGCAGCGCCCCTACGGATAACGCCTCACCCGCGCCGTGGACGCCGCCGCCCCCGTCCAGTCGGGCTGCGCTTGCCGCTGTCGGCTAACCCCGGATCCCTCCCCACTGATAACCGCTTTTCACGCCTGCGCCGGAGGACGTCCTGCAGGTAGATCACTTCTTCGTGTCGTTGACAGCCCCTGCGGGGCGCAGTCACAGGGGCGCGGCTTTTCGCCTATATCTGTCAGTTCGCATTCATTGGTGGTGCAGGGGCATGTGCCCCTGCGATAAAGCTCATCCAGCCATCGTGCCGAAGTGTCTATCTCGCCAGCTACTCAGATTCACGACGACCACCTTTACTGTTTGTTCCGCAAACCGTTTTTTCGCCGCTTCGGCCTTCCGTCTGCTCGCATAGCCTGCAAGTCGTAGTTCCATCGAATCTCGCCATACAAGGCCTTTCAGGCGTTCCGGTGTCATCCGATCACCGTCCGGACTCACGAGGTAATTGCCTGCAATTCGCCATCCAATGAAACGGCCGTTCAGATACTCACACATGCTTCTATGCTTCCTTTCGCGGGGGACTTTCGTCTGGGAAGAAAGGATGCTAGCAGCAGCTTTATCAAGCCGCCGTAATAGCTCAGTCCGCTTCCAAACGTTTTACATAATATACATTATGCGAAGTCGTACTGTTGACGCTGCTTTGCACCGTCGCAGCCTATTACTGCCGGTCCCTCCACAGGAAGCGGACTGGACAATGACGTTTGACACCTACGAACGCGTAGACCTGACCGGCCCTTGGGCCGGTTTTGGTTTTCAGGGACATCGATTCTTCACACCAGAAAATTACGACATCGACCCTTGCGGCATGCGGTACTGGGCGCTGACGTGTGCCATCGCACGGGAGTGGTCGCTGATGATGTCCGAAGAACGCAATGCGCAATCGGCGAACCCGCGAACGCCTACTGCCACAAGGTCTCCGGGGTCGCGGATTTCTGAAGACGCCAACGTGATCTACCTGCGGGACGTCCTCTGGCGCAGGCGTGAAAAGCGGTTATCAGTGGGGGGGAATCCGGGGTTAGCCGACAGCGGCAAGCGCAGCCCGACTGGACGGGGGCGGCGGCGTCCACGGCGCGGGTGAGGCGTTATCCGTAGGGGCGCTGCCCCTACACCCCGGCTACATGCGAACTGACAGATCCAGGCGAAAAGCCGCGCCCCTGTGACTGCGCCCCGCAGGGGCTGTCAACGAAAGGTCGTAGGCGGCGTCGTGGTGTTCGTGGTGTAGGCCTTGTTTTCCGAGAACGTCATCTATCTACGCGACGTGCTGCCGAAACGCCGGCAGCGACACAATGAGCACCAACAGGCCGAGGTGGCCAACGTAATAACCGTAGAAAGCCCAGCGCAGCCGAGGGAGTGGCCACCACACGTACCCAAGCGCCAGAACAGGCAGAGCCGCCAGCGCCCACACGTTGCCGTTATACCAACACAGCGCAGCCATGCTGGCCAGGACTCCGACGAGCCATTGCAGGCGGCCGCTGCGGAACAAGCCCCATGCTGCCAGGACCAGCAAAACGCCGAACCACTGATAGTCAACCAGCACCGGGACCACCACTGCGAACACGAACGCATAGAGCCAGTGCCGTGCGTGGACAGTCCACACCAGCAGCGCAGCACATGCGAACGTCAACAGCACGTTGAGCGGCAGCCAGTAGCCGAATGCCCAGGCGTGGAATGGCTGCGCCAGCAGCCCCCAGCCGGCAAGGCGCAGCACCGATTTCGCGTAGTCGGCCCGTGGCTGGGCGAGGTTGTACGCCATAACCAACGCGAACACCGGGAACGCGATCCGCCCCAATTCGGATAAGACCGGCACATAGCCGCCGAACAACACCTTCGCCACGTGATCGCCGGTCATCAACACCAACGCAATCCACTTCAACGCCTCGCGGCCGCTGCTGGTCATGTCACATCTCCAGCGTGGTGGAAGGCGTGGTGGTCTTGGTGCTGTACGCCTTCGACTCAGGAAAGCTACCCTGTGTGCGCGTAGAGCGCTGCACAGCGATGCCATTGAACCCAGGCGCAGCCGCCCCACCCTGCGCCGCCTGTTGCTGCTGGGCGGGCTGCTGCTCGTTCTGGCGCTGCTGACGATACGGGTTGTAGACCGGGCCGCGCTTGGCAATCGTGCGGCACTGCGGCTGGTCGAGGTCGTACGCCGTGCCCTGCTCTGTCATACACGTGCAGGACGCTTCTTTGTGCTTACCCTGCGCATCGATGCCAGCGAGCGACGACATGCAGATCAACATCGGATCGGCAGTGATGCTGCGATCATCAAACACCGGTGCTGTCCACGGCATGGTGCCGAACCGGGGAAGGTGTTGCTTGGCATATTCGGTGGGAGATTCCCAACGCGGACCATCACGCCGTGCGGTGGTCGCAGACCCGCCAGGGGCCGCATCGGCTGACGCCGATTGCGTCCCCTTAGCTCCGCCGGCCATCGCGCTGGGCTTGAGCATCGTGTAGGCGAGCCATCCAAGCGCGATGGCAAGGATGACCAAACCCGGCAACGCCATCACTTTCCACGGAATGCGCGGCTTGATCGTGTGCACCTCAGCCGACTTGTATGCGCCGAAGATCGAGGAAGGCAGCAGACGCGTGGTGCGCTGGGCAAGATCGCGTTTAGCAGACGATTTGATTTCTTCGTTCAACTCGCCCCAGCGGAACACGTCGATCATCTTGGTGCCGAAACGACGCACCACGTGGGTGTGTGCGCCGATCAATCCACGCACGAACGGGTACAGCTGATTCGGCTGCTGCGTCGTCCACACAAAGTCAAGTCCGCGATGCCGATGCTCAGCAAGGTCAAGCACGTGTTTGGGCGTCTGCTGGCGCGTGGCGTCGTGCAAATGGCCATACCACTTCCATGCTTCGTCTACGAAGATCAACGAGCCATTCGGCACGACATAGTTGTCATCTGCATCCTTGTCGTTCCACTTGCGGGGATCGTCCAGCACGGTCGCTAGACCGTCCTGCAATCCATCGATTCCTGCAGCGAAAATCGGCCGCTCGGCGCGCTTGGCCTCTTCGACCAGGCGCTCCATCATGAGCGCGGTTTTACCATTGCCGGGTTGCCCGGTATATAGCTCGATTGGCATTACGGCTTGGCTCCGAATCCACGCTTAAACAGGAACAGCCGCCCTTGCATGATGGCGTGCTTGGCTGCAACCGCAGAGATAACCATGGTCAGTGCCTTGTCGAACTGAAGCACGCCAAACCATGCCATCGCGTCTGCACCGAGTTGGCCGTTGCCGCTGCCCATGCCTTGGGCGTAGTCCTTGAGCAGATCGATGGCAGGCTCAACGACCATTTTGATGGTGCCGAAATTGATGCCGAGCCACACCAGCGCGGTCATGATCCATAGACCGATACGCGACTTGAACAGCCATGCCAGCGCGGTGACGAGTTGTGCGATTAACCAGGGCATTATGCGCTACCTCCTTGACTCATCAGACGTAGGGAAACCAGGGATGCCATGACCAACACAATTTGGCCGCCAAGCACCATCCACTGGCAAAACTTGGACGTGTCGAAGTGCAGGGTTTGGCCGAACACCGCAACATCGGGAATCGTTGGACACGTGCGGCTGTAGCCGAAACCGTGCGTATCGAGTTCACCCGTTGGGTAACCGTGTTCGCCATATCCCGACTCATCGGAAAACGCGTCCGCAGGCTTGCCATCGGCACCGATATCAGCCGTGCCATTACCAGTGATCGCATCGCGAATCGCCTTAACATCTGCATTGTTACCCGTACCGCCGCCGCTGTTGTTCGCCGCCTTTTCCAGCGCACACGCAGCCCGCCATTGCATCAACAATTGCGAGTATTCAAGGGCCTTGCAGTTCTCGCCGACGCACACAGGCATCGATGCACACGAACCGCCTGTGATGTTTACGTCGCGGCGTGTGTTGCAATCAATGCGCCATTGAATCCGCGCCTGTCCGCACATGATCGCGTCACCGCTACAACTCGGCGGCGAATCGCAGCTATCACCGCCAGAAAACTGGCTCTTGTCGCCCTCCCCCGGCTCGTCAGGCTCGCCATCGCCATCACCATCTTTTTTACACGTGCCATCGGGACCACGCACTTCACCAGCAGCGCATTGACCATCGCCGGGGAGACATGAGCCGCTGGGCGACCTGATCTGACCAGCAGGGCAATCGTTCTTCTTCGGTGCGCATGTGCCGTCAGCCTGAAGCAACATGCCTTCGGGACACTTATTCGACGAACACCCGCCCTTGCCGTCAGGCACCTGCCCTTCCGGACACTCTTCGGTCGGCGGCGGCTCACATACGCCCAGGTAACCATTCCAACCATAACCACCACTCATGGCATCACAAGTCTTCTCTGGATCCTTCGGACAGATTGCGCCCGTGGCGTTCCAAGTCATCGTGTCATCGCCATTGCCGAACCAAACACCGTCGCATCCATTGCGGCAACCGATGCTGCCATTGCGCGCAGTACCCACATACGTACCCCATGGGCCAGAACCAGTGTAATCAGGCTCCTGATCGCAACCCTTAGACCACGGGAAATAACCGTAGTAAGCCCGATACCAATCACAACTACTACAGTCCCTTGTTTCAAATTGGCCGCGATACGCTTGACTGCCCTGCTCGACATTGCACTCGGGATTCCTGTCGTTAGCACCACGGCCAAGGGAGGCTAGATAGGCAGCGGTTTGCGACATACATGCGGAATACGCAGCGCCTTGCGTTCCGAAGTCTTGCGCACTGGCACAACCAATGCCACACCATGCGAGCGTTGCCGCTACAAGCACGTAGGCGAGGCGACGCGCAATCGCGGATGCAAACACGCGTGCGAGCCAACCCATTATTCGAAATCCACGAAGACAATCGCGCAGGCCACCAGCCATGCGCCGAACCAAATCCACCCTTCCATCGCCGTTCCCCTGCCCTATCCCCGTAAAAGACCGGCGGGAGGGAGTTGGCCCTGTCCGCCGGTGGTCGTTACATGGCGCGGCGCACCCACTTGTAGACCTTGATGCCCACCAGGACGGTCAGCACTGCACCGCCAATGGAGGCAATGGGGCCTGCGGCACCCTGGATGGCAGACACAACATCGCCCACATCCACACCACCACCGCCGGACGCGAACGCCGGAGCGGAGACGAGAGCGGCCGAACCAACTGCGGCCAGAGCAGCGGTCTTGTTCTTGAACAGGGTCTTGAGCTTGCGCATTGCATGTCCTCCTAGGACTGTTGAATTTTCTTGCGGATGAGCCGGAACACATACGCCGTGGCCCACAGGAACGCGATTGCGCTGCCAATGGCCTGGGCATCCTTCACCGCCAGTTCCGGCAAGAGTGACGGTTGAGGAATCCATATCACTGCCGTGCACGTCCCCGCTGCCGTGTCCAAATCGGCTTCCAGGCATGCGGGAACGAGCACGGCCATGGGTTAGGCGACCCGCGCCGCAGGCTGTACAGCTTTGGCAGTGGCATCAGGGATCAGGCGGATACGACGACCGAATTCGAGACCACCGAATTTGTTGTTCTGCAACGACTTGGGATCGATGATGTAAAAACCTTCACCGTAGGGCGCTTGATCCTCATCGAGACCGATGATGAAAGGCAACGGGAAATCTCCATCGCGCAGCACAGCTGCGGTCTGCTCACGGAAATGCGTCGCGGGCTTACCCTCACGCGCAGGAAAGGAACGAACAGCGACAGCGGAACTCATGACTTGGACTTTCATAGTTGGACTACCTTCCAGGCGAATGTCCGGCCGAAAATGAATGTGACTTTCCACGGAGACGGCCAGAACTCCCCGGTAAGCCTGTCGAACCATCCGCCCTTTGCTTTGCGGATATCCGCTTCCCCGCCGAGAGCTTCACGCGCATCTTTCGGGGCTTTCCACCAGCGCAACTCGCGCTTAGATTCGGTATCGAGTCCACCAATCCCGTGGGTGCGGAAGCCTTTGGGAAAAGCTCCAGCTGTAAGGGCAGTGAACTTGCTCGCGTATTTCGCGAGATAGCCGACGCAGTTGCGGGCTTTCTCAATTTGCGTTGTGCCATGTGGCCACCAGCCGCGTTGATCAACCTTGCCGAAATACATACCAGTGGGAACCCAAAGCATCACGTGATAGTGCGGGCGGAATCGCTGGGTGAGTTCTCCGACCCATACGTAACGAAAGCTTTCACGGTTCCACCGTGCGCGCCCAGATTTAAGGCGATTGAAGTGGCCGCGCATGCGTTTAAATAGTTCGCTAACGTCACCAGGGCTGCTGTCGCTTCCATCACGGTAGGTGAGCGTGAGGAAATACCACGCACCCCGGAAGGAACCTTTTTTCGCTTCCTGATCATGCAGACGTGCTCCGGTAATCACGGACTTTCGCAGCCGTTGCGCCCGCGCTTTCAGCGGGTCAATTTCGATGGTCACGGTGCCTGTCGCAGAGGCGCGCGTGTCACTTGTTTTGTAATGGACAAGCCCAAGGGCCAGCGCTGCGCGCTGGCCCTCTGCGGTCAATGCGACCGGATGCGCCGCGTCGAACTCACGCACGCTTGTACCGACCACACGCTTGTTCTTTTGGATATTCTCTGCAGCAATTTCAGTGCGGCGCGTAGCGGCCTGCATGACGCCGACAGATGCATCAAACGCAGAAAGCTCACGCGATTGCGTGGGCTGCTCCTGCATGCGTATACGTGCGTTTTTCGAGGTGCATGCAACACACAAACCGCCTGGAAAAAAATAGGCAGTGGGGTCGCCGCAGAAGGAGCATGTGCCGTCAGACATCGCTCTCATCCTCAGAGAGCGAATCGAACAGGACATCAAAGCAGTCGTCGCACAAAACACCTTCCTCAGTGCAATGGGCAAAGACCGCACGATCAAAACGGCCGCACCGCTCGCACTCGAAAACAAGAAAATCAACCACGGCACACCTCGCGTTAGGCGCTACAAATCGTGACGCGTCGCGAAACAGTCGGCGCGACCAGGGAAACGTAGCTTTCGATGATGAAGACCTGTTCGCGGTGTGCGCGCAGCGCAGCTTCGGCGCGACGGTCAAGAATCCAGGCGACCAACCGGGCGAGGCCGACGATCACGGTCAGCGCGGAAGCGCCGATCAATGCAAGTGCGTTGGTGTCAGTCGACAGTGCCATTAGGCGGCCTCCGCGACGGTGACACCACGAACGCGGAAATCGCGGACTACATCGCCATACTTGAAACCATCGGCGACCAAAAAGGCAATGCGAGCAGCGGCATCGTCACGCGCTGCATTACGGGTCGGATGCGAAGCGAGGACCACCCAGCGGCGACCGTCGCGGTACTGAACCTGAAATCCCATGGTGAAGCCCCTATCCCCTACCCTGACCCGTGACCCCCGGGGGGTACCGGGGGGCGGGGCGCTTAGCCGCGCTAAACGCTGATGCTTGTATAGTTCAACGAAACAAGAATGTAAAGGTCAGCTAAACATGAGCGCCGAAAACGAACTGATCGACCTGGTGCGAGCAGGAGGAAAATTCAGTTCAGACAATGCCTTAGCTCAGAAGCTGGGCGTCACCAGGGCAATGGTGAGCTCGTGGCGGTCGGGCAGATATGCGATGCCGGACGACCAAATTGCGCAGCTTTGTGCGCTAGCGAAGCTGGACGGAGCCAGTTGGATGGCAAGGATTCACACTGAACGTGCTGGATCGGCAACAGAGCGCGCCCTGTGGAAGTCAATCCTGGACCGGCTGGCCCCGATCACCGCAGTGGTCGGGGCGCTGGCAATCGTGGCAGTCGGGCTGCACGCAGGTGCTCATGAGGGGCTGCTGACGGCCCTTTCCCCGCTCGCCATAACGCCAACCGTCTATACATTATGCGAAATGCGAAATCGTACTGTTGACGCTGCTTTGCACCGTCGCGGTCTATTACTGCAGCCCACTCCACAGGAAGCGGACTGGACAATGACCTTTGACACCTACGAGCGCGTAGACCTGACCGGCCCTTGGGCCGGTGATTGCCGCGCAGGAAATGCCCCCGTTCCCGCAGGCATACACCCCATTTGCCGCGGACATACGCCGCACATTTCTCGGAGCCTGGACAAGTCGCCCCAGCTTTGATGGAACGACGGAAAAAACGCCCCGGAGTTGACCAGAACAGCCGCCAGTACTGAAATCTGGACCTTAAGTTCCAGCAGCGCTGCTCCATAGGACGACAAGTTCCTGCAGCTCTGGACCTGGTTCATCAGCGAGCTTCTATCGCTTCGCGGCGGCTTCGATCGCAGCGTGTGCGCGCCATCACTTGGTCGTGCGAAATCGTCGGCCGCGTGTCGGCCATGGCGCGCTCGATCTTCGCCCGGAACCACCAGTCGTAGTCGGCGGCTTCGGTGGACTCAAATTCGGAAACACGGGGATCGAGCTTGGCCAT